ACTATCAAGAATTAAATAAAAAGGTGATGAAAGATGAGTAAACTAATAGTACCGAGTTATCTAAAAGGTAATGAAAAAAAGGTAAAAGAAGAAAAGAAAGAAGAAGGACCTGCTTTGGATAAAGTTCCACAAGCGACAGGTTGGAGAATGGTAGTACTTCCTTTTAAAGGAGTAGAAAAAACAAAAGGTGGTTTGTTATTGACAGACAAAGCCATCGAAGAACAACAGCTCACTACTAATGTGGGTTTAATTTTAAATATGGGACCTGACGCTTATGCTGATAAAAACAAATTTCCTAATGGACCTTGGTGTAAAAAAGGTGATTGGGTAGTTTTTGCTAGATATGCAGGATCAAGAGTTAAGATTGAAGGTGGAGAAATCCGTATTCTTAATGACGATGAAGTATTGGCTAAGTTGAAAGACCCTAAAGACGTACTAACTATATACTAAGGAGACATTTATGGCTGAAGAAAAAATGGTAGACCTTGACACTACAGGAGAAAGTCAAGAGGTTGAACTTCAAGAAGAAGAATCTACTAAAGATAAAGTCGAAGAAAAAGTAGAGGCTTCCTCTGAAGATCAAGTAGAAGAAGAATCAACTGAAGAAGATTCAGGTGATGATTCAAAAGATGACGGTTTAGATAAATATTCTAAAAACGTTCAGAGACGTATTAAGAAGCTATTAGACAGAGTCGAAAAAACAGAAAAAAGAGAACAAGAAGCTCTACGTTTTGCTGAATCTGCTAAGAAAAAGTATGAAGAGTACGAGAACAAGATTAAATCTCTTGATGAAAATTATATCTCAGAATATGAAACAAGAGTTAAGTCTCAAATCGAACAAGCTAAAAAAGCATATCAAGACGCTTTGTATAACAATGATGTTAATGCTCAAGTCGAGGCTCAAAGATCTCTAACAAGATTAGCGATTGAAGAAGAAAGAGCCATAGCTTCTAAACAACAAAGAGAACAGTTATTAAAACAACAAGAAGGATTAATGGCTGAAAAAGCAAATCAACCTCAATCAGCACCAAGACAACCTGACCCTAGGGCAGAAGAATG